AGTTCATGCGCTTCTTAAAAAAGACCTTGTTCGTTTTGAGTCTTGGGTATGCAGACTATGTCCTGTTAATCTTACTCAGTCTCGCTTTGATGCACTTGTCTCCTTTGCGTTTAATTTAGGGGCTGGTGGACTCCAGCGATCCAGCATCCGCATGAAGCACAATCGAGGTGAGTTTGAAGGTGCTGCAGACGGGTTCTTGCTTTACAATAAAGCAGGTGGAAAAGTTTTTCAAGGGCTGGTAAACCGTCGAAAAGACGAACGCGCAGTATATTTAGGTGCTTAATGACAACCACTCCATCATGGGTTTTGACGTATGACAGCCTGACTTCCACGGTGCTTCAGTATCTGGAACGAAAAGACGCGTCTGTCGTCAACGCAATTCCTACCTTTATCTCTCTGGCTGAGTTTGAAGTAGCGCAGGAGATCAAGACCCTTGGGCAACTGCAAATTGCAAATGCCACCACCACAGTCAGTAATCCGGTTCTCCAGAAACCTGCTAGATGGAGAAAAACGGTATCAATGAATATAACAGTTTCTGGAGTTGTAACTCCGGTTCTGTTGCGGAAGTATGAGTATCTAAAAAATTACTGGCCCGAAAGCACCGAAACAGGCGTCCCTCTGTATTACGCTGATACGGATTGGGAGCATTGGTATCTTGCACCAACTCCTGATGCAGCCTACTCATTTGAGGTGCTGTATTACGAGCGTATTGCCCCCTTGAGTTCTACCAATCAAACCAATTGGCTTACGCAGAATGCTCCGAATGCGATGCTGTTTGGCACCCTACTTCAAGCAATGCCATTCTTGAAGAACGACCAGCGTCAGATATTCCAGCAAAAATACACCGAATCGTTACAGGCGCTAAAAGCAGAAGATATTGCGCGTGTCGGTGACCGTCAAGCCGTAGCTATCGATAGTTAACATGTTTCATCTATACATCATCACTAATATTGTTAATGCCATGCAATACGTTGGCGTTACAAACAATTTAGATCGGCGCTGGAGTCAGCATCGTTCTATGAATGGCACTTCTCGTTATCTTCATGCTGCAATCAAAAAGTATGGTCTAGAAAATTTTGTTTTTACTCATTTTGCAACTGCATTTGATTTGGAAAATGCATTTCAGATTGAAAAAATGTTAATTTGTGAACATAAAACCAAGTCTCCAGATGGGTACAACCTGACTGATGGTGGCGAGGGATGCTATGGCTACAAAGTTTCCGAAGAAACAAAAGCCAAAATGCGCGAAGCAAGGGCTAGGCAAGTACAGACTTTAGAATCCAATGAAAAAAGAAGAGTTGCTATGCTTGGTAATAAGCATGGAATTGGAAAAAAACATACTGAAGAACATAAAAAGAAAATTGGAATTGCTGGAATTGGTAGAAAACATACAGAAGAATCAAAAGAAAAAATGAAAGCGGCAAAAGCAATTTGCAAAGCCAATAAGGAAGCATCATGACAAGTTATGTAAATCCGTATACCGGTCAAACCATCAGCCCATCACAAGTTGGGTATGAAAGTTTGACTATCAGCGCCGATACAACCCTTCAATGGCCTGTAAATGGCAATACAACGAGCGTTGTAGCCAACATCATTGATGTGACCGCCACGACCAGTGGTCTTAGCTTGATCATGCCATCGGCTACAGAGGTATCTGTTGGTCAAACAACTCTGATCAACAATATTGGATCAAACACGTTAACCGTAAAAGATACTGGTGGCGGCACGATCGTCAGTATCTCGTCTGGCATTGCTCAGTATATCTATCTGACAAGCAATTCCACACAGAATGGCACATGGGATGTTGTCCAGTTTGGGGCGGGAACGTCTTCGGCAAACGCAGCTACGCTGGCTGGATACGGTCTTACAGCACTAAATACAACTCTTAATACATCAACTGCAGTCACAACATTCTCGTCTACTTACTCGTTTGTATACGGTGACAGATCGTCGATGTATGCGTGGACAGGCGGTGCTGGGACTGTGACCATGCCGTCTGCAGTAGATTCTGGTGCCGGATGGTATATTGTTATTAAGAACAACGGCACTGGCGTTCTGAATATTGCCATGACCGGCGCTAATACAATAGATGGTAATGCCAGCGCACAACTGCAAATTGGTGAATCGTTTGTCGTTGTATCTAATGGCACAAACTGGTTTAGTTATGCCTATGGTCGATCAGCAACATTCTTTTTTACAACGCTAACAAAAAACGTCACTGGTGGAACTGTTACCCTGACCTCAGCAGAGGGTGCCAACATCATCCAAGCATATCAAGGAGTGTTGACCTCAAATTGCATAGTGGTTGTTCCATCAACAGTTCAACTGTATTCACTACAGAACAATACAACCGGTGCATTCACGCTGACGTTCAAAACTTCATCGTTTGGCGCTCAGACTGTTGCCCTTCCACAGAATCAGACCATCATTGCAATCTGTGATGGAACAAACGTCTACAACGCTCAAACCTCAACATCATCGACAATCAATGCTTTGACGTTGGGTAACGGTTCTGCTGCGGCTCCCTCTCTTTCGTTTACGGGTGACGCAACTACGGGTTTGTATCTTGCGGCTAGTGGTCAATTAGGATTTGCCATCAGTGGCGTAAATGCTGGAACACTTACATCAAGCGGATTGCTGATGCCGGTAGGAATAAATTCTGGAGTGTTTTAATGACTGCAAAAGTTGTAACTCTTCAGGTTGGTGCTGGAATCCAGAGGGATAGCACTCAATTATCTTCCTCATCTTATGTAGATGGGCAATGGGTTCGCTTCCAGTATGGCAGACCCAGAAAGGTTGGCGGATACAACGGTGCATTCTTGAATGCGTCTGGGGTTAGCCGTGGGATGATAATGAGTTCAGATAATGGCCTTAACTACGTTATCTCTGGATACAATGCTGGCATAGAGCGGTGGACAACTGACAACGATGACGCTATTGGGTTTGGCCCAACTCCGATTACCAGTTCATACACCACAAGCGCACTCACATTGTGGCAGTTTGACATTGGTTATGACGCACTTGGAAATGCAAAGAATAACCTCGTAGCGCACCCGGGTCAGAATCTATTGGACATCTCGTCCACAGTAAACACCACCCCGTTATACGGTGAATTTATAGGAACAACACTGGCTCCAGTCGGCGTATTTACGGCGGTTGGAACGACCACCAACGCCTCGACCAGCGTGACGTTTACCACCACCATAGCGGCTATTGGGGCTGGTGTATCGGTCTCAGGAACGGGCATTCAGGCTGGAACGACAGTGGTATCCGCATCGACCGTTGCAGGCGTCTGGACGGCTGTTCTGAGCCTTGCTGCGACCGCATCTGGGACTGTTACTTTGACTTTTGACAACAATGTATCTGTATCCGGTGGGATTGTGATGCTGTTCCCATACCTTTTTGCGTATGGGAATAATGGTCTGATCAAGAACTGTGCTGCAGGCGACTTCAACAACTGGACTTCGTCAGACTCCAACGAGAACAATATCTCGTCCACAAAGGTGGTCAAGGGGCTACCTTTGAGAGGTGGCACTACGTCTCCTGCAGGGTTGTTTTGGACGTTGGATTCAGTGGTTCGGGTGACCTACTCTCCAACTACCGTAGGGACTCAGACGCTGTATTGGCGGTATGACCTGATCACGCAGCAGTCGTCTATCTTGTCAAGTCAATGCGTGATTGAGTATGACGGCATCTTTTATTGGTGTGGGACTGACCGTTTCCTGATGTATAACGGTGTTGTTCAAGAAGTTGAGAACAAGCAGAACTTCAATTACTTTTTTGACAATTTGAACTATTCACAACGTCAAAAAGTATGGGTTAGCAAAATTTCTAGATTTGGTGAGATTTGGTGGTTTTTCCCAAGCGGGGACTCTACCGAATGCAACGATGCAATTATCTACAACGTGCGCGAGAAGTGCTGGTATGACGCGGGTGAGGCTTTAGGCGCTCGTAGGTCTGCTGGCGTGTTCTCAGAGGTATTTCGCAGGCCGATCTGGGGTGGAACGGATCAGAATACGACCGGTGATTATACCTTGTGGCAACACGAAAAAGGCACCAACGAAATATATACCAACATTGTTAATGCAATTGACTCTTATGTAGAGACCAATGTTATCGGTGCAAGTATGGGCTTGGTGGGAACTGTGACTCAAGCCGGTGACAACGTGTGGACTCGTATCGAGAGGATCGAGCCTGACTTTGTCCAGACTGGAACCATGGAAGTGACTATCACAGGTAAGTCATACGCTGATGATGTGGACGATCCATCTGACCCGTATCCGTTTGATTCTGACACACTGAAGATTGACATGAAAGAGCAACGTCGAGAGATGCGCTTGAAGTTTAGAAGTAACACTCAGAATGGTGACTATTTCATGGGTAGAGTGGTCTTGAGCATAGATACCGGCGATGTCCGTGGAACGGGTAACCCGTGATTACTTACGATCCTCGCGGAATGGTTTGGGATCAGTATTGCAAGCTGATGGCAGAGCTATTTGCCTCCAATCAGCTTGGCAATGTTCCAGAGGACAACTGGAGACAGTGGGTTGATGGCATGAACGGTATTGGTTACTTTGTTCAATCGGGTGTTCCTGACCATAGAAATTATGAGAATTGGCAGGATTGGGCGCAAGCCATGTGCGGAATTATGAACTTGCAAACAGTTCAATAATATCTAGGAATTGATATGGCATTAGTCAGACAACCACAATACGACCGTAAATATGACGGTGAAAATGGAACGGAAAAAGTAGAGGCGTTTGTTGATACCTCCACGGGGCAGATATTTAACAACCAAAGGCAAGGCGAT